ATAACTGTTCCATCAACAAACCCGTAAAAATTAGGAGTTAAATTATGGCAATAACATCAGCAATCTGTAATAGTTTCAAAACTGAAATCTTAACAGGCACTCACAACTTTTCTGCTTCAGGTGGAAACACATTTAACTTAGCATTGTACACAAGTGATGCATCCTTAGGTGCTAGCACAACTGCATACACAACTTCAAACGAAGTTTCTGGTTCAGGCTACACTGCAAAAGGAAACGCACTTACGAGTGTAGATCCTGCTTTATCTGGATCAACAGCTGTATGTGATTTCGCTGACACAAGTTTTACATCTGCTTCTTTCACAGCAAGAGGATGTTTAATTTTTAATGACTCAGCATCAGGTGATCCAGCAGTTTGTGCAATCGATTTTGGTTCTGACAAAACTGTAACAAGCGGAACGTTTACAATTCAGTTTCCAACAGCAGACGCATCAAACGCGATCATTAGAATAGCGTAAGGAGGGTTAACGGATGTCCGTTACTCGAACCTTTACAGTAACGGTGGTTGGTGGTAACCCATCTAATCATCCGTACCACAACTTTGGTTCTTCTAATAAGTATGCAATTAACGGTTCAACTGCGACTGCAGATGTAACTTTATACATTGCTGAATCTGGAACATATAAATTTGATCAATCAGATAGCTCCAATAGTGGTCACCCTTTAAGATTTTCTACAACTGCAAACGGTACTCATTCTGGAGGCACAGAGTACACTACCGGCGTAACTACAAATGGAACTCCAGGACAATCTGGAGCATACACACAAATTACTGTAGCTGCTTCCGCGCCAACTTTATATTACTATTGCACTAATCACTCTGGAATGGGATGGACTGCAAACACTCCAGCAGCAAACACTTGGAGTATGTTAACTTGGGATCAAAACTCTTGGGGTGCTCAAGATACCGCTAATGTTTTTCCTACAGGAGTTTCTGCAACAACGTCAGTTGGTGATGGAACTAATATGGGTGTGCCACAAACAGGTTGGGGTGGTAAGTCTTGGGGTAAAAACGAATGGAACGAACTTAACGATACCACAGCTGAACTTACAGGTTTAGGGTTAACAGCGTCTTTAAACGCAGCCGGATTATTATCTTTTCAATCAACTGGTTGGGGTAGAAATACTTGGAACGATGGGCCTTGGAGTGACAGTGATGATCCTCTAGTAACTTTAACTGGTTTATCCATGACGTCATCTGTTGGTGATGGTGAAAATATAGGTGTTCCTCAAACAGGATGGGGCGGTCAAACATGGAGTACAGGAGAATGGGGCGCAGTAAACGATGAGGGCGCAGAATTAACAGGTTTATCTTTAACATCTTCTGTTGGAACTTTAGAAGCTTACAATGAAGTTGGTTGGGGTCGTGACGGTTGGGGTGAAGAAGCTTATGGTAGAGCAAATGACGCTACAGCTGTATTAGAAGGTTTTGGATTAGAAACTGGTTTAGGTAATAATACTTGGGGTGCAAAAGGTTGGGGCAATAATTCTTGGAATTTATTTACACTAGACGAGATTGCAAGTGTAATGGGACCAACAGGAATTTCTGCAACAGGTTCAGTTGGAACTTTAAGTTTACAAATTGATGCTACATTTAGTTTAACAGGAGTTTCTGCAACTTCTTCTTTAGGCTCAGTTATTGCATCAGACGTAATGACACCAACAGGTCAATCTGCAACTTCTTCTGTAGGATCACCAACAATAGAATTTACTTATGCGATAAGTGGTGTTTCTGCTACTATTTCATTAGGTTCTACAGACGAAAATTCAAATCCTATAGTAATACCAACTGGACAAGCAATGACTTCCAGCACAGGTTCTTTAGCACCTGCTGATATTATGGGCTTGACTGGGTTGTCTGCAACGTTTAGTATAGGCACATTATCGGTTGACACAAGTTTAGATTTAGCGTTAACTGGACTATCAGCAACGTCAAGTTTAGCTGCATTTGGAACCTCAACAGGCTTTGGAATTCAGGCGTATCAAAGTATTGACACAGGTTCAAATACTAGTTATACAGATGTTGCGTAAGCAAAATTAGGAGATAAAAAATGGCTTCAACATATACACCTTTAGGGGTTGAACTTCAGGCAACCGGTGAAAACGCGGGAACGTGGGGAACAAAAACTAATACCAATTTACAAATTATCGAACAAATTTCTGGTGGATTTACACAACAATCAATAGCAGGTGGTGCACAGACTACAACTCTTTCAGTTTCTGATGGATCAACTGGTGCAGTTCTTGCACACAGAATGATTGAATTTACAGGTACAATCACAGGAAATCAGGTTGTTACAATTCCTTTGGATGTACAAACTTTTTACTTTTTAAGAAACTCAACATCAGGTGCATACACAGTACAATTTAAATACGTGTCTGGATCTGGAGATTCATTTACATTTTCTGCAACAGATAAAGGTGATCAGTTAATATTTGCAGCAGGCAATGATGGAACTAACCCTGATATTGTTACTTTAGCTTTTGGTTCTGGTGACGGAGATGTTACAACAACTGGAACACAAACGTTATCCAACAAAACTTTAACAGCTCCAAAAATTGTAGATGCAGGTTTCATTGCAGATGCAAACGGAAATGAGCAAGTTATTTTTCAAACAACATCTTCAGCAGTAAATGAAGTAGAAATTACAAACGCAGCAACAGGTAACGCACCAATCATTGGAGCAAGCGGAGAGACAAATGTTGATCTTAGTATCACTCCAAAAGGAATAGGTAGAGTTACATTAGGCGCTGGTAAGATTGAACAGTTAGCAGAAAAAGCTACAATAGCAGCAACTGCAGCTACGGGTACAGTCAACTATGACGTAATCACTCAAGCTGTTTTATACTTTACATCAAACGCTGCAGCCAACTACACTCTAAACATTAGAGGTGATGGTTCGAACACTTTAAACAGCATTATGGATACAGGTGAATCGATTACAATCGCTCACTTAGTAACTCAAGGTTCAACAGCGTATTACAATAACGCTGTAACAATTGACGGTTCTTCCGTTACACCTGAATGGCAAGGTGGTTCAGCTCCTTCAGGAGGTAACGCTAGTTCTGTTGATGTGTATACATACAGTATATTCAAAACTGGAGATGCAGCATTTACAGTGTTTGCAGCTCAAACGCAGTTTGCGTAATAGGATAGGAGAAGAAAGATGCCAATAATCGGTTCATTTGGAGCAGCATCAGCGAAAGCTTTTGGCTTCACAGGTGGTGCAAAAGAAGGAGTTTCTTACATGCTTGTCGCTGGCGGCGGCGGGGGTGGTAACTTCGAAGCCGGTGGTGGTGGCGGCGCAGGGGGCGTACGTATTGATTTTGATACTCCTATTGGTTCAGGTTCACAATTAGATATAGATCCAGGTACTTACACTGTCAGTGTTGGCGGAGGAGGATCAGGTGGAACACTTGGTACTCGAAGAGGAGGAAACGGAAATGACTCTCAAATTTCTACACCAGCACCTTCATCTGTAATCGCTGCAACAGGCGGTGGCGGAGGCGGTGGTCTTTCTGGAAGTGGTACTGATTTTCTATCTGGAACCGATGGTGGTTCTGGCGGAGGTCGAGGTGGATCAGGAAACGCTGGTACATATTCACCACCTGAAGGAAACGATGGATCTCCAGGTTCAGGAGGCGGCGGAGGCGCAACTCAAGTAGGATTTAATAGAGGTGGCCCACCTGCACCAGGCGGACAAGGTGGAAACGGAATTACAACTGACATTACTGGAAGTGAAGCATCTTTTGGTGGTGGCGGCGGTGGAT